GGCCGTCATCCACACCCCACAGATCCCTCATATGCAGAACATAGTTCTTTATGGTTATTGTCTCGAAATCCCTGTGATAAGATAGGGTGTATACGAGGTCGTCCCCTCCCGCTATAAACAACTTCCCGTCTATAGAGGCCATTGACAAGACCTTGGTGGCATCAATTTGACTTAGGGTGAGGGTTGTGGAGATGGAATCTGCAGTTATCACATCAGAGTTCGCATTGAAGAACTTTAACTTGTTCCCATCCTGAACTACTAGGATCTCAAAGTCCCCTATGTTATCTGGATTCTCCCAACGGTGAGAAGTTACTGCCCCAGTGGTTAGAGAGTCCAGAGAGTGGAGTACGTAGTCATCCTCGAACCCCATACCGAATCGTCTCTGTCTACTGCCATCCCTGTTGAGGACATAGTTAGCCTCATCTAAGGAGGCATTGTCGGGGTAGGTTAGAGGGCCAGCCTCTGTTACCAACCCCTTGACAAACGTATTGAACTCAATCCGACCCTTCGCCATCTAATTTCTCCGCTTGCTTCTCAGCCTGTTTAGCCTTCTTCGCCATTGCTTTGTCTTTAATCGCCTTGAGGTTCTTCTCGGCCACCTCTTTCTGAGCAGCTTCGACACGGTTCTTCTCCTCAAGCTCTTCCTGCTCTGTCACTACATCCCTAATGAGGTATAGTTTGATGGCATCTTTGGCTACCTTCATCTTAGTCCAAGCCCCCTGGAGGGCGGCAGGTGCAGGGCCACCCCCTTCATAGACTATTCTATATTCGCCAACTTTGTTGGTCTTAACGATTAACTCTTTTTTAGCTTTCACCAGAATACTGCCTCGGATTAAAATGATTACCGCCGCCTGACTTACCAGAGCGCCTTCCGTAGTTAGGGTATCTAACCCCACCCTTGACTGCCCAACCTCGCTGAGACATCGCTATATTGCCTCGTATGGCCTGCTGTTCAGCCTTCTGATCTATCTGCTGTTTGATTCGAGCAAAACAGATACTCTTCGCTTCCGCTATTAGTAACGGGAACGCTTCAGAAGGGAGGTCAGGTACGAAGTCATCTTCTACTGCCCACGAGGGCTCAAAGTAGATTACACATTGAGCGCTTGCCCCTTGGAGGGTAGTGGAGAGATCTTCTACATAGCTATCGGTGATGATTGATACATCGTCAAAACTGGTGTAGTAAGTTGGAGCAACATCATTCTGAATAAACAAGTCGGTACCATTAATACTGATGGTATCCACATTATCGTTATCAGGGTTGCTGATGATGTTCATCTTACGAATAAACTCATCGGGATATAGATACTTCAACTCTTTAAAGGAAGCTCTATCCGCCTCCTTAACCCGCTGGCTGTACGACAGGAACTCTAGCTTAGAAGTCCCCTCTGGTATCATAAGCTGGTTCGGAATAGCCGTATCATTACTGTTCTCTAGCGTAACGGTCTTCCTCAGATGGGGCCAGTCTTTGCGGCTGATAATCTCAAAGAATGAACTCTTGATTATTCGCGCTACCTGCTCACTCTCCTCACTATCCCCTATCGCGTTAACGAGGTCAGAGTCCATGTCAGAAAGTATATCTATTGTCATCTCAAGCAATGAATACTTCATTTCTTCTTCCCTCCCTTACGGCCACCGCGGGCCTTACCCGCTTTGTTACCAATCTTGCCGCCTTCAGCCCTATTGGACTTAACATCCTGAACCTTACGATTAGACTTAGCATTACTCCCACCATTCTTTAATGGCTTCTTATGCCCTATATCTTTACCGTCCCCCTTACTAGCCGAGCCACTCGCTATAGCCTCTCTACGAGCCTTATTACGCTTAGCGCGATTCTTCTTCTGCTCAGGCTTACTATTAAACTTCCTTTGAGCTTTGGAGCGTTTACTAGCAGAGGCCTTAGTTTCACCTTTCTTCGCCATAATTATCTACCCTCTTTAACCTTAGCCACTTACCGCAAACATTTGGAAGAATGCACAATCCAGATCCTGAGATCCAGATGTTCTAGTAATCCACAGCTCTATCGTATCCAGGTTCGACAGCTCTACAGGGACTTGGAAAGAGAACGAAGCATCCGCCCCTGTTGGAAACTCTACTCCGCTGATAACATCCACAATCCCTGAAGTTGTAACAGCAGTTATATCACAAGTGATGCTCGACCCACCCGAAGACTGTCCAACAACTGTCCCACCAAGGGAGACTTTAACATCCTCAAGCCCGATGTACGATAACCTGTTATCAGCACTGCCGTCATCAAAACGTTCTGAAGCGGCTGCTAGGGTGGAAGTCCCCACAATCTTAACTGGAGTCGATGTAATAAGAACAGTATCATCTCTGCCAGAATCCTTAGAATACCCCCCTAGAGTGGCACTGTCTGTAACCCCTTGGTTCCCACCAAACTCCCATTGTAAATCTGAAGCTGCTATCCCCGAAATATAAGTACCAGCCCCGTTGAAGATATTACCTCCGATAATCCCTCTACCTCCGGAGTTCAGGTTTCCACTTGACACCAAACCATCTATACCAACCGAACCTGATGCTACTGTAAACTGGTTCCCCTCACCGAAAGTTACATAATTAAAGGTGGCACCGTTCAAGTCGAACATAGTACCTGTCCACGATATGAAGAATCCGTCTGCAACTGTTAACCTGTTATGAGAGCCGGTAAATAAGAAACCCCCTCCTGGAGCGCCAACAACCCCCATGTTATCCATCGCCGTAATACCACGATTGTCTATAGTCCCCATCGAACCGCCTGCCGTGATGAAGTTCCTGGACATAATAACGGTATCATCTGCAGCACCTGTCAGGTTGAATACAGATGACGATAGGTTTGTGGTGGTAAGAAAGTGTGCAATCATTCCGAACTGGTTGGAGGAGTTGATCATAGAACCCGTTCCAGTATATACAAAACCGTCTACGAGGCCGTTATGTCCGAAAGTGAAAGTGTTATTACTGTATGTTAATGTGTTGGCACCGAGTGAAATGGAGCCATCTAAAATATAAGTTGTTCCTGCCGCTAAAGTTATGTTTCCGCTAACCGGATCAGGGAGGTCTGATATATCCCTCACTATAACTTTAGTATTATAAAAACCTGGAGCTACTGACCAGGCACCTGAACCTAGACCGTCAGATGTATACACCTCGCCCGCGCTTGCTGTAGCAACCCCCTTGGGTTCGTGTAGTGAAGACCCTGTAAGGGTATTATGCTCTGCCATGCTGATTTATCTCCTAGGGAAAGAAAGGGGCAGAGGGTAATAGATACCATGCCCCGAATACTACTTAGACGCGTGTAAACTCTACAACTACTTTAGCGTAAGAGCCTGCAGCATTAGCAACGGCAGCAGTCGGATTAGAGACTGTAATGACGTCTGCGCTGTCGATAGGCTCAATTGCACCTAGCGCTACATCTACCATACCTAGAGCGGTAAGGGCGACAGGAGCGGTATTGATGGGGCTGCCACCAATGTCCAGATCGACTGTACCAGAAGCGAATGCGTTACCGCTAACTTCTAAGTAGCAAGAAGAGATCATACCGTACCCTTCAGGGATAGTATAACTCTGTGCGGCTAGAGCTGCTGCATCATCGCCATCAAACTCGAATACCAACCGAGCTTCACCGGAAGCAGAAGAAGTAATGCCTTGTACATTACCAACTTCCCGCTCACCGTAGCGTTGACCTACACCTAGGCCATTTGTACCTGTTTCATATGACATATTAATTTCCTTTAAAAATATTTAGTAAGTACCCCGCCACCTGGAGAGGTACTAGCCTGGTTTAAACGTAGTCAGTAGCACTGGTGCCAAGGACAGCCAGAGTATCTAAACGCTGAGCACCAAAGCCGAAGCGAGCAGTCTGAACGAATTCATCACGCTGTAGATCCTTATTGCGATCCCCTTCAACTTTAGGGACTTGACGCCATGCAGCCATAAGCGGCTTAACGTTATCATCCAGTACACACATGAACAAGTTAGCAACACCATCTGCAATAGTGGTGGTACCGTCACCGACACTACCTTTAGGTAGGCGGTTAGAAGTCATGATACTCCAGCCGAAGATATTGGTCACGAACGAGTGCTCACGAGCAAAACCACCTTCAAAGATTGACTGAGAAGTTGGATTAGCGTTCAGGTCGCCAGAGACGATCTGGTAAGTAGTGTTCAGCGTAGCTTCAACGATTGGATCTACGACACCGATACGACCACCCATTGGAACTTCAGCTTTGTTAAAAGCTAAGCGCAAGGCGATCAGATGGGCGGTAGAGAAGATACCATTAGTCTCAGCTGAAACGATACGGTGGGCAAAGCCATTGATATCGTTTGGATCACTGTTAGTCTGGGCAGCATTCAAAGTATCGAAAGCTTGAGTCTCAAAATACTCCTGGATAGCGCGAGTAGCTTCACTACCACGGGCAGCCAATAGAGTCTCGATCTGTGAACCGTCTTGACGCATTTTGTCGGTTACATACCAACCATCGCCTACATATTCAGAAATACGAAGTTCTACTTCACCAGTCTCGATAGGGCTGTACTTGATAGGGGCGTCTTCTGACACCTCTTGGATCTGAGCCTCACCGATAGTTTTGATATTCAGAACTTCACCTGAGCCGAAGTCTGAGACGTTACGATAGAACGTGCTAGGTAGCAAGCCATCGTGTAGAGTTGAAAGAATGAAGTCGGAATACTGTTCCGCTTCAATGAACGAAGTGTTCGATTGGGTTGTAATTGCCATTACTTGATTTCCTTAAAGTTAGAGTTAGAGGCCTAAGCGCTTATTAGTTACTTCCGCAGACTTCTTCCATTTATCCAATGAGGAATTGGCAGAAGGCTGGAAAGGGTTAAACTTAGGTTTCTCCGTTTCATTGCCTGCAAAGCTAGCTGCTGTTACATCTGAACGTAGGGCTGGCTTAACAGTTCCTGTTTCGGCTGTGACACCGAGCAGTTTTAATACAGCTGTTGGGTTGGATGCGGATAGACGGTTAATCTCCATTTTAGAGAAACCTACTTCTGCTGCAGCTGCGTAGTACTTAGCCTCTGCTTCCTCGCCATGAACCTCTTGAAACTTATTAGCTACTTTCGAAGCGTTAGATTTCTGGGCTGATGCTGTATCTCGGCGCTCAACTACTTTCTCTAGTAATTCAGCAATTGTACCCTCATCGAGTGTTGGAGCACTTGTGGGTGCTGCTTCGCTCTCTTGAGGTTTCATAGCATTCAGAACGTCTTGGAGAGTAGTGGACTTCTCCACCCCCTGTTTGAACGTAGTGTTTTCTTGTTCCAAACGACTGATATGCTCCTGTGCAGAATTCAAGCCCTTCAAGGCGTCTTCTACAGTTGCATACTTCTGATTGCCTTCGGCGTTAGTGATACCTGCTAAGAGCTGGTCTGCCCCTGAGATTTCTTTTACGCCTTCGGAAGCCCCCTCTTGTGGAGCGGCTTCTGTTTGATTGAAGATAGACTGGTCGGTCATCTTATAAGTCCTTAATTTTGAGTAATGAAATAGCTTCTTCCAGGGCTCTTTGATACCCTATGGAGTCTGCCTGTTTGTACGCCCAGTTAGCAACATCATACTGCTTAGGTTGCTTAAGATCAGCTTTGTGAGCTTCTAGGGTACGACTTAAGACGAGGGCAAAGTGGTCGAATAGATCTTCAACCGCCTTACACCTCTTCTCAAATTCTTCTTTGGAAACATCCTTTGGTAGCGCTGATGTTACTTTACTGCTCAGTCTCATCCTCTGCCACTCCTGGTGTCTCCGCTTCTACTGCCAATGTCTCGTTAGCAGTGTTGGCTATTGATTGTGTCTCAGCCTGTTCATGAACCGCCGCATTAGGTCGTATCAGATCGAACTTACCTAGCTCGAAGACATCTTCAACTAATGCTGCTGCAGCCTTACCGCTAAGGTGTGGAGCTATTAGCTGCCCTAGGCCACCGTTCATTGTGTTAGTTAAGTTCTGGATGATCATGGCAGTCTGTCCAAAGTGTCTAGCACCTACTGGACGCACTGTACCGTTCTTAACCAGTTCGTTATTAGTGATCACAGAGAAGTCTACAAACCCCAACTCTTCATCCATAAGCGGTACAGTAGTACCAGCCTCATGTAGCTGAGCTTCTGCAAGCAACCCCTTCAGACAGTTCTCCAGCATTATCTCGAAGGTCACTGCCTTCTCCTGGAAGATCCTACCTGCTGCGTTATCTAGTGACTGCACTTCGAATGCTGTCTTCTCTCCTGGAGTTCTAATCCCCATAGCTTGCTTAGGCGCACCAGCATACTCTTCCATACGCTGTTCTAGCAAAGTGATCTCTTGCTCTGCTACAGCCATGCCCTGAACACTCTTAGTTAGTTCAGTAACACTACCTTCACCGATGATCTGGATAACAGCTTCTGGAGCCCACTCAAAGGGTTCTACATCCCCCTGGATAGCCAGTGGTGGATGAACACATAAGTCCATAGCATCGGACTTAAGATTCTGCAGGTGGTCTATACGGTACTGCATGCCTACCAGGTTATCCAGCGGCCCCATAGCGTATAGATTGTCAGGACGCTTCCTCCACCCTGCATGGCTAATATTGCCTACACCTACGGGAGAAACAATGTCCGACATACCCACGGTGATACTGCGATCAATGATAATGATCTCTTTACCCTGGTGCAGCTTGTCTTCTTCACTGTCGTAGTAGTCCCCTACGAAGCGTAAGATCTCAACGTACTGATCACCGTAATACTCCTTCATGTCACCGAAGCCATCTACGCTGAAACCCAGAGCTTTATGGAAATCATCAATGCTGTAGTTACCTGCAGCTGACCTCATCTCCTTGGTCTTGGCATACGCCTCTGCCCAGGAAGGGTCATTCTCTGCCAGCTTGGATATCTCACCAATTGACTTGATGTAGCGTATAATCTTTGGTGACTCTTCGAACGTTGGAGCCAGCGGATTGAATACGATGTCCAGCGGACTGATCCGCCTTAACCTAGGGCCGACATAAGAACTTGCATACTGGCCATTGCCATCCACGGACTGTGTACCATAATCCCATTCAGGTTCGGCAAAACAGTTCCCAAAATCAACGTAGTCATATAGTAGCGCACTAACTTCACTCCTTAAGTCAGACTGCATCATCTTATGCCGCATATATGCAGTTATCATTTTGCGAACTTCCTTGCTGTTCGCAACCTTATCGTAAGCATCCCAACGTAACCAATTGTCGTTGGGGAATATAGCACTTAAATAGTTACTGTGAAGATTATCCCGTATCTGGCACAGCTTAGGCATTGTAGTAGAGTTCTTCCACGTACCCTGGTTAGATGTCGTTGTGGAGTCAGTGGCAAAGATATAGTTCCTCCGCTCCTTATACTCCTCTACCCAGCTGTCTCGTTGGCTGGTGTAGTTATCCCACATATAAGCGATGTTCCTTCCGGACTGATCTTTCACCCGATCAAACATCCCAGTTAATTCCGCTATCTTACCTGCCATTCGATACTCCACCAAAACGTGTATTATAAACTATATTAGACTTCTTAACTCCCAGCTGACCCAACCCTCTAGGTGCTACGGCTATCTGTACTACACTGGCCAGAGTATCCTTGAGATCGTCATGCTTGGGACGGGCTAGTATCAGCTCCTCCTCTAGGGCGCTAGTCAGCCCTCCCTTGGTATGGTATACAGTTAAGTTCTCATACCGCGGCTCTAGGATAGCAGCTATACGCTCTGCCTTAGACCCTTCATTCCTGGTAGGACGGTTCTCGTCAATACTTAACGACATCCCCTCCTTCCTGATATAGTCCTTGAAGTCTCCAGCAATCATGCTCTGAGCGGCTGTAACCTCCGCCCTCAACTTCCGGAATGACCACTTCTGATGCATGACCACTAAGTGATCGAACATCGTCTTGATCTTATCAGTCTTAAATCTGTCCATATCCAATACGTATATATAACCATCAGGGTCTATCCCGACGACTACGATAGCCGTGTAATCCGACTTCTTGTTGGTAGTGTATGCGAAATCGATTGCCGCATAAACATTCAATGGCTTACCACGAACATTCCACCGCCCTTCTAAGAATCGTACACTCTGCTCTTCTATGTACTGGAACCTATCTCTCTGGATCCGATCACTACCTGGGTCATTCGGATCGTTGTAATACTGTGCGTAGTACTGAACGATATCATCATACTCCCCTCTGATACGCGAGAGGACGTTCTTATTGAATCCGAATACCTTACCACCCTTCTCTATACGAGGCCAGAGGAACTCCCCCTTAACTTCTACAGCATGCTCTACGATATCCCATACCGGAAGTGTACCCTCCAGATCGTCGTTATCATCGTAGACTTCATACTCCTGGTGCCTCCAGGTGTCATAGACATCAGCAGGGTGGTATCTGGTACCACAGGCTAATGTGAAGCCACCGGCATTCCTGATCGATGTCATCTGGGAAGCCTTACGAGTTACTAAGCTCCTCCCTTCCATCGTATACGCATTCTCTGGTACCACTATATCGTCAGAGATAATGATGTCAGCATGCCAGCCGGTAGTGTTTGTTGTCAACCCTGCAGTAGCGACAGTGGCATCTCGTATACCCTCATCCCCTCTACTGTGGTGATCAATCCTTATCTTACTGTTATTCCAAGTCTCTCTCTTACCCTCTTTAGGGTGGATATACTCAGGGAAGAAGTGCTGGTAAACATCACTCTCCAATATGTTCTTTATAGCGTAAAGCTGTGTCTCTGCCAACTCACTGGTAGCAGACAGATACAGCATAGTAACTTCAGGGTGCCGAGTAATCAACCAGGCACACGCTGTAGCAACCATGTGAGATTTCAAGTGAGCCCGCGGTAACATGACTAGCTTATTAGCGGTCAGTGTCTCCCCTTGCCCGAATAGAGAATATTCCATCATCCACTTATATATGTCCATATGGATATCACCATACGCATACTGTGGATTCATTGTTCTAGCGAATACTCGAAGATCAGCTAAACATAACTCTCTGCGCTCTATAGTATCTGCGTCCATCTTAGCGATGTGAGTTTCTGCTGCTTTTCTCCAGGTCATGCTCTACCTCAATGGTGTCAGGAAACGCTTGGCGGCTTGTACCACCTTAGCATCACTATTTACTTTCTTCTCAACTTCTTTCCTAGATGGCCTGCCAGCTGCTCTGACATCCCACCCTCGATCAGCCAGGAACTTATTAGCCTGGTAGTGACCGCCAGCAGCTTCAGTAGCTATACGCTCAAGTGCCTCGCAACGTATTGCTACTTCCAACTCCTCTTTCCAATCGTCGATATGACTGTGGAACGTACCACCCTCCAGTGCCTTCCAGTGGGCATAGCCACCTAGCCACTTGTTGGAGAACTTATACCCTGTCATATCTCCTAACTCTACGAAGCGCTCCCTTCCCTCTTCGAGGGTCATAATGATAAACTCTTTATTCCCTGCTGCTGTCTCAGCGAACAGGCCAGTAGTGAGCCATCTATTCCCTTTATCTTTAAACATTATTTACCCACTCTCTAAACTGGTGTGTTAGCTGTTGTAGTTAGTATGCCAAGTATTGCAGGAACTTTTGCAAGCTTCATAATTATTATCTCTTAAGCATCAATCACGCCATACTCTTTCCATGTGCCTGGAGTGCCAGCGGTTGTACAGGTTGTTCCCCTTTTGCCTCCCGCCGTTGGAGTGTTATATACAACACTATCCCCGACAGCCCAAGTACCGGTAG